CTAAATACACTATCGTTTGATGTTCCAATATTTAAAACAAAAATATCTCTCATAAAATTATACTTACCACCTGTCATTCCTCCCATTCTATTTTTTTTAAGCCTATTAACTTTTGATTTTCCCTGTTTGAAAAAAAATCTAATGCTTCTTGTTTAGATTCAAAAATAATTGAGTTTTCATAAACAAGACCATTCTTTTCATTTATGATAGCTTTCCATCCTTCTTTTTTTACTGGTTCTTTTGGAGCCATGAATAGATCATTTTCATTTATATCACCCTTTGAATAAATACCTTCTGATGTCCATGAAATAAGAGATTCTTCTAAAATACCCGCCAAAGAATAAATTCCGCAACCTTCAAATAAAGTCAAATTTTTAACTTCTATCCCCTCTCTTGTAATAACTTTTTCGCCTACCAATGCTTTTTCTAAATCAAAAGGTATTAATTTCATTGATTTATTCTCTTCTTCGCATGAATTACATTCAATTGTTGTTTCTTTTAATCCGTGGGTGCAGTCAGTCATTTTCTGTTTCCTTATATGGGTAATGGTTATCTTTACAATCGTAACAGTACTCTTCACCTGTTTTTTTATCATGAAAAAATGGAGTAATTAAGTTTGGTTTTCTAGTATGACATCCACAGTAGCATTCGATTGATATTTCATTTGATATGTGTTTGCAGTCAGTCATTTTTACTCCTTCCAAAATGTAGGTATTAATTCGTAGTATTCGTCGGTAACATTTAAAACTCCTCTTGCAATTTCTAAGTATTCTATTTTTTTCATCCTAGCAACCTCATCCCATGTTGTTCTTGATAATCTTTTGTGAATAAATTGAGCAATAGAAAGTTCACATAAGTCAAATTCTAATACTAATTTATTGTATACGCCTTTTGGCATTTTCTTTATTTTTCCCATTTAAAACCCAACAGTTCCGGGTTTTCGTGTATGTTTCCGATTACTTCTAATGATTTTGATTGTATCCCCATCCATAAATAGGTATTAGCGTAAAACGGATCCCCACATCTTCCATACATAAATGCTCCTTCATGAAAAGAAACTAAAACATTTTTTCCTTCACATTCTGTTATTTTTCTGAAATTTTCATCTACTGATAAAATATCCCCTTCATAAATCTCAACACCGTTTTTGTCTTTTAGGCCGGTGTATTGCATTAGTTCTAATTCATTTCCGCAATAAACATCATACTGAACAAGGGAACCTCCAATTGTTATTTTATAAGTATTTGAAATTGGATCTTCAATGTAAATCATTCTGTTTGATAATTTATACCAAATTCTGAATTTAAGTTCTTTCATTTAATATCCTTAATTATTGATTGAAAAAATCATCATAAATCACATATTAAATAAACTCAACTATTATTTTTGATTATTTTAATAAAGTTTCCATAGAACGGTTGGCAACTTTATTTTCCTATCTCACACATGAAATACGTATAAATGCTATCCTCTACTAGTTCTATCTGTATAATAAAAGATCAATTAATGCTCAAACAAATGTTCTACGTAGAACATTAAGAGGTTCCACATGGAAGTGGATAAGAAATATGCGTGGTCTCAACGCAGCAAGAAATATAAGGCTCGTTATATGTCCGCGCTTACTCAACTATATGGAGATAGTGAGAATGTCAGCAGCAGTAAAATTGATGCCAACGGAAAGACAGGAACAGATCAAGTTTGTAGTGTGGTTGAGAAAGCAAGGATTCAGAGTATCAGCTAGTGCAAATGGTGGATCTCGCAATTACTTCGAAGCATGTAACTTAAAACGCATGGGTGTATCACCCGGATTTCCTGATATTGAAGTTCCATTACCTAGTGGAAACTATCATGGTTTCTATGTCGAAATGAAGAGACAAAAAGGTGGAAAAGTAAGCAAAGAACAAATAGAATGGCTAAGCTATTTGAAGGATAATGGGTACTTTGCAGAAATAGCTAATGGATTCGAAGAGGCCAAGACGCTTTTTCTTGAGTACCTATCTTTCACTCCGAAAGCGGCATGATTTTGGTTCAGCGTTTTACGGTCTTACCCTATCTTATGACCGATGCTTTGGACTTCCCCCTAATCACTGGGGGTTTTTTTACTATTGATAAGGATATCGAATGGTAATTTCTATATGTTGTAAATCCCACGTACACGTCATTTCATGCAAACAAAGTGTAAACTATTACTCATGCGATAAATGCAATAGACCTTGTGATACCATGAGTCAATCACGTTTAAATGCTATGGAGAAATATAGTCATGATGACGCAAGAGATGAGTTCAAAGCTAAAACGCTCTGTTGTTAATCATGAAGACAGGCGTAATTTCCCATATATTGATACTGCTAACAAAATTACTATTGGTATAGGTTACAACCTTAGTGATCGTGGAATGCCTGACTGGTGGATAGACGAGCAATACGAATCAGATGCAGAGTACTTTTACAATCAATTATCCACATTTCCATGGTTCTCACATCTTAATATGGATCGTCAAATAGTATTGATTGACATGTCTTTTATGGGTATTAAAAGACTTTTGACATTTAATAAGATGATAGAATATTTATCAACAGAGGATTATGATAACGCCGCAAAAGAGATGCTAGATAGCGATTGGGCAAAAGAAGTAGGACAAAGGGCTATAGACCTTTCACAAGGAATGTTAACAGGAGTTTACAACGTATGATGCTACCATTAGTTCTACAAGAAGCTTTGCCTATCATTACTCAATTTGCACCAAAGATTGGCGGGGCAATTGGGGGTCCGGTAGGAATCGCAGCAGCTTATATAATACCTATTCTTGCTCAAGTATTTAGTTCATCTCCTGGTGATCTAAAGCAACTTGCGACAAATATTCTAAAAGATCCTGATGCTTCAACGAAATTAGAAACAGTTGAGCACGAACATGGTGATTGGGTGTGTGCTATGATAGACAGCGTTAGCACCTTGTCTAAGGCTGAAATCAATGTTAAGTTGGAATGGCAGAACCCTTATCAAAAGGCTAGCTAACTAAACGACACGGATAGTCATTATTATCCGAGGTCGTATGTTAAAATTTGAGAATCCTACTAACGGTAGATATTACTACCTTTATATTGAGAGAGACTTATTAAATGACATGGTCCTTACAATCATTCGAGGTGGGTCTCGTAGTCGCGTGGTGCAGCGTATTGATTATTCAGATTATAGACAGTCAAGTGAAAAAGCACAGAATAAAGAAATCTCTTCAAAAACTGATGGAAAAGGAGATCAGTTCACTGATCGAATCCGGCGTATTAAAGAAAGAAGACTTAAAAGGGGATATATCTTAGTATGATAGTCGAATTATTACTTGCTTGTTCAGGTGGTATATTAGGTGGATTCCTATTTTCTTTGGTCTCATGGGAGTCTAAGAAGCTATGGTGCGAAAGGAATACAGAAAAATTTACAAAAATGTTGGATGATGCCAATGAAAGACTTTCAGAAATGTGTAAAAAATTAGATTGATTGTGCAGTACAAAAATTAACGTTTATCAGCAAAGGATTGCAGATAATGGAAGCAAAACCCAACAAAAAGTTTAATCCCTATAAGAAACTTTGTCCTGAACTAATTGACAAAGTCCTCAAAGAAATCTCCGAAGGCTCAACACATAAATACGCTTGCGAAGTTAATGGAATCACTGAACGCATATTAAGCATGTGGCGTGCTCAGGGTGTGGTTGATCTTGAATATGAAAATGAAGATAGCCTGCCTGCAAAACTTATCATGGGTCTAGCAAAGATAAAAAACAAAGAAGTTAAATACTGTCGCAATCTAATTAAGAATAATGAGAAAGGACATAAAGGCGCTGAGTGGACGCTTGAGCGTGCTTATTGGAAATACTTTGGTGCCAAGGCTGAAACCCTAGAAATGGCAGAAGAGATTCAGAAACTCAAAGATGGATTACGTAATGATCAAGGAGATCAAAAATGAGCACAATGAACGAACAAGGAGTTGGAGCAACTGCATTCGACTTACCTAATGACCAGAACCCCAGACCATTTGCAAAGCCTTACTATGGAAATCAAAATGTTCCTGCTCCTACGAGAAATAATCAGTTTGTTAATCCAGAAGCAGCGATGCGAGCAGTAAACGAGGCCAAATAATGGATAACTGTCGATCTTTGTTGATGCACATATTCAAACAGGCGGCAGTTGATGTTATTTCTAGACCTTATGCTGATCCTAATAAGATATATAGAAAAAATTCCCGAAATGAAGATAGTGCTTCTGCTCAAAAATTTATCGATAAGAATAACGAATACTTTAGGTTTTATTGCGATTTACTGGATTGTGATCCTGAACTCATGGAATTAGAACTTATGAGACAAATTTCTCACGGGATAACAATGAAATTCAATAAAAAGGCAAAGAACAATGAATTGCAAGAATTGCCAATACCCGCATAGTGAAGTGGTTTATACCAGGCACAATGATGATAAGAATTTGACATTGAGAAGAAGAGAATGTCGAAAGTGTGGAATGCGATTCATGACTCATGAAAAGTATAGAGAGCCGAAAGGATTCGGTAGCAACGGAGTAATGACAAGGACTGGTTAATGGTATCACTTGCTCAATGTAGACAAGATCTTGAATCAATAAAAATGTCTTATATGAGAAGCAATAACCAGCATATACAGTTTAATGGCGAGGAGACTGTTATATATGCAAGCGATAAAAATAAAATCTACATACCCACTAACACTGGGAAACTTTTTCATGACAGCGATAGTTTTGTTAATCTTGTTATCGGACCTTACGGGAGTGGTAAATCGACACTTTGCTGCCATCACATCGTCAGGCATGTGTGCAGCATGCCGAAATGGCATAATGGAAGAAGACGTGCGAGATGGGCAATTGTCCGAAACACTTCTGGTGAGTTACAGTCCACCACCTTACAGACCTGGCTTACCTGGTTCGGAGATCTTGGGGATATACGCAAGCGACAAAAGCCGTTACTCACTTATGAACATACGTTCAACGATGGCCTAGGAGTAGTTGAACTTGAACTCATTTTCATTGCACTTGATCGCGAAGAAGACCTTAGAAAGATTAAATCTCTTGAAGTCACAGGTGTTTACATTAATGAGTTATCAGAAGTTCCGCAAGGCGCACTTTCTCATTTTAAAGGCCGTGTTAATCATCGTTACCCTAGTCGTGCTTTCTGTGATGAACCTTATTGGAGTGGCATTATTGCTGATACTAATCCCCCCGATATTGATCATTGGATATATAAGGACTTTGAGCTTAAGTCTCTTGACAGTTACAAAATATTTCATCAACCTCATGGACTCCTAAAAAATGCTGATGATGAATGGTATCAAAATCCCAATTGTGATAATGCCAACAATCTGGCAGGTGATTACTATACAAAGTTGGCTGAGGGACAAACTGAGGACTTTGTTAAAGTCTATTGTTTGGGTGACTATGGTAGTGTTGGGTTTGGTAAAAAAGTTTATCCAGAATATAATGATGATCTTCATTCAAGTAATAAACTCGTTGCCATACAAGGTGATCCTATCCACCTTGGGTGGGATTTCGGTTTAACTCCAGCCTGTATCGTTTGTCAAATAACACCTCGTGGTCAAATAAGAGTATTAAAAGAATATACATCAGAAGACATGGGTATTCGTACCTTTGCTAAAAACGTAGTTTTACCATCACTTCAAAAAGACTTTCCGTATAATAAAATTGGCACATCTGTTGCAGATCCTAGTGGTATGGCAGGTGATGCAATAATGGAAGAATTGTCATGTATTGGTGAATTAAATTCACTTGGAATAAATACTAATCCTGCACGTACAAATGAGCTTGAATCACGTATAGGTTCTGTGCGATATTTTCTTAATACAATGATAGACGGGCAACCAGCTTTTGTGATATCAAAGACTGAGTGTACTACTCTTCGACGTGGTTTCAATAAAGACTATTGTTTTAAGAAAATTAAGTTAGGAGGGGAGGAACGGTACAAGGAAGTTCCACATAAAAACAATGCGTCTCATATTCATGATGCTTTGCAATATATACTCATGGAATTTGCAGCCGATAGGATATTGGCTGATAAGGCACCTAAGGAAGTGGTTGATATGTACAATCCTGTATTGAGGATATTTTAATGAGATTTGAAATAAGAATTAATCAATCATCAGAACAAAAAGAACCTCCTTTTTTACTTGTATTATTATTTACCAGAAAACATGAAGATTATTTAAATGGATGCGAAGACGGTATTTATAATTGTGCATCTATGATTACAGATGACAATAAAACTTTAATAAGTGTTATTGAAAAATCTATTAATGCTTGTCTTGATACTTATGAGAAAGACATTCAGAAAACAATCTCTGAAATCATCATAAAAAATGAACCTATTCAGAAGAAATTTATGGATATGTGTTTTCCAGATGGAGTTCCATTGTGAGCGCCTGTTACTGGTACCACATAAACGAGCCATCCTGTCCATATTGTGGATGGTTGATTGGTAAAATGTATCCGGCGGCATAATGACAGACGAAGAATTTGTTACATTAATGAATCCGGGTATAAATATTGTTAAGGAATTTGAAATCCAGTTTTTATCACCATTTATAATAAATTTATTAAGAAAATTGGAGAAAAAATATATGGCATGTAATTGTTTAAACGAAGAAGGTCAACCTACTCAAATGTGTCGTGGTACGTGCAATAAACTAAAAGCTATCATAAATAATCAACATGAAGAACAAATCAGAGATCCGATGAATGGGTTTGCTGAGTTGATATTGTCTCAAGTGGATAAATTAATCGCACAGCGCATGGATTCATTAAGGATTGAATTTCAGAAAGAACAATTTGATATGTATAAGAAGGCATTCATAGAAGGTTTAGAGGTAGGACTTAGAAATAATTAATAAATAATTTCATCAACCAAAAAGGAGATAGTAGATGTTAGTCAATAGAGATGCCGTTACACAAGAAGAAGTAGATTGTCTTATGGAAGAATGCAAAAAAGAAATAATTGAAGAATACAAGGCTGAACGAAAGAATATAATAAAACATTCAATAAAAGAAGCATTGATGAAATCAGATATCAATGAATTAAGTATCAAAAGAAGTTTAGAAAGGATAGTACGTGAATCTAATGAAAATTTAAGCTCAATTAGAGGATATTAATATGTTATTTACAGAAGCACTAGACGAATTAATAAATGGAAAGTACGTTGCTCGTGAATCATGGGATAGTTTATTTAAGTATTTAATTTTCATGCCAGGAATGACCCATATATGGCAAATCCTATATCATCCAACCCCGAATGCTGGTAATTGGATGCCATCTGTAGAGGAAATGAAAGCTTCAGATTGGAAGGTTATTGATAAAGTTAATCTGCCAGTTCAAGAAAACCCACCATCGTAGTGATATAATTTCTCGAGGGATGAGCTCGGTTGGGAGAGCCCAAAGTTGTATTTGGAGTGCTGTGGTTCGAATCCACAATCCCTCGAATAGTCTCAGGATGAGCCTATGTGAAACCAAATTAACCAAGGATGGTTATATATGGAACGCAAAGCGACTGACGTTAACGTCGAAGAATTATCGTCCGATGAAATCAATGAAATGGAAGAACGACGCATCAGTCGGCTTAATGAAGCTGGAATCGATGAGGGTCAAGTATTAGAAAATGCTCAAAAGTTACAAAATAGTTGGAGTAGTTATTTTAACGAAAACATCGTTAGAGGTAAGGACGATGTAAACTTTTGTGTGCGTGATCAGTGGACAGCCGTAGAAAGATCGGAATTTACAAGGCTATTTAAGCCTGCTATGACGTTCAATAAGATATATGATCCTATTAAGAAGATAGTTGGCGAGCAAAGAAAGAATAAACCTGATTTGATTGTACGATCACTTACCGGTAAAGCCTCTCAAGAAGAAATAGACCTAAGAGCTGACATAGTACGCAGTATTTCCTATAAATCCCAAAATGACTTAATTTACCAGACAGCATTCAAGAATGCCTTGATGTTGGGATTTGGTGCATTTCAAATAATGCTAGATTATAGATCACCTATGAGTTTTGAAAGAGAGATACGATATGGGATTATTACAGATCCAACAACGTGCGCATGGGATTCTTCGGCTACAATGCCACACAAGGGAGATGGTAATTTCTGCTCTCGTGATTTTATTTTGACTAGAGATGAGTTCTTTGCGACATATCCTTATGCCATTAATGCAATTTCATATCCTAGCCAATCTATGATGTTAGACTCTCAATGGATGACTAGAGACAATATCATTGTCTGCGACAATTTCACTAAAGAATGGTACCCAGTCAAGATATTGAAGCTTTCTAATGGTGAAGTTCTGACAGAAGATCAATGGAAGATTCGTGAGAAAAAGTTTGAAAATAATAGAGAATTCGTTGAAGGAACGATAGTTGGCGAGATAATTTCTCGCGAAATA